GGTAAGGTTTCCCCTACCCCTGTTTAGGTTAGCTAAGTGCTACAGTTCCAACGTTCTCAACTATTGTACCGTTTCCGGCAGAGTCAAACCATACTACCAAACACTCATTAGGAGCGTTCAAAGTGGCTACATTGTTTGTTCCGTCAAAGGTTCCTGCTGTCAGTGTAAGCGTATGAGCTGCTGTTCCTGATGCTGAAGTGTCCTTTACAACAAAAAGGCCCTGGTGAGCAACTGAGGTTGCAATAGTGGCTGCAACAACTACAGTAGCATGATTAAGCTCTACAGACTGCACTCCAGGTGTTACTGCTGCTGTGGCTGTAAGTTCCTGGGATGTCTCAAGCTGTGTGGTCACAACACCTGCTGTAACGGCAGAAACGACCAGCTTATTAATGACGCTACCATTCACTACCCAGATAATGTCTCCAGCGATAAGATTTTCGTATGTATCATTGAAATATCCAGATGCCTTTACGGTTGCAAGGGTGTCTGTATCTTCTTTGTACATATACTGTCTTGGTGCGTTGCTGTTTGCCTGTGCTGATACAGGTATAAAATATGTCTGATCAAAAGCCATGTTTAAATCCTCCTTAAGGATTAAAAGTTAAAATAAAATAGCCTCCTTGGGGGAGAGAGAAGCCCTTGGGGTAAGGCCAAGGAGGCTATACCCCAATTCCTATTATGCAGTCTCGTCGTAAACTACTTTGACGATGCCCTGAGCCTCTCTTGCTACAGCTCCAGCCTTGAACATACCATTGGCAAGCCAGGATGTTTTCTGAGCCACCCAATCAATAGTAGTCTTCATGTCGATGCCGATTGCAAGACCAATTGAGGACTTATGATATGCAAAAGCCTGCTCATCAGTAGTTACTCCAGGAAGTCCACCTTCAGCCCTTATGCCCACTACTTTCCAAGTAAAGCCCATCCACTGGTTAACTTCACCATTCATCAGAGCCTTAATTGTGGCATAATCAGAGCTTGTAACCTGCTCAGTTGACAGGAGTTCATTAAGGACATTAGCCTGAACAACAAAATACCTGTCTTCCATTGGGGCCTCAATCTCGTTAAAGTGCTGCGAGGCCCTTCTTACTACCTCAAAGTCAAAGTTACGGGTTCCAGAGATATCAAGAACAAGTCCTGTATCGGGATTCTGGTCATTGGTAGCTGCAAAGGTAGGAGCTGCAAGAGCATCTATTACTATCTGGTCTTCCCTTCTACCTATAGCCTTGGCTATGGTCTGGGCCAGCTCGGATCTCTCATCAAAATTTACCTCTGCCTGATCAAATATGTCTGTGTACTCTGGTGCATTCCAGTTCTGCATGGTAGCAGTCTGGCGTGCGTGGCTGATATCCATTGGGGTTACATCTGCCTGGGTGGCTTTCTGGTTGGCAAGTCCCTTACCCATACGGGTAAACTTGTAAGACTCTCCAACTACGTTTGTACGCAGAGATACACAGTTCCTAAGAGTCTGCATACCCTGGTATTCGTGTTTTACCTCATTGTCAAAGGCTATTACTGCTGCATTGGTTAGATTTTTAGACATTGATATGTCCTCCATTTTGGATTAAACGATTAAAGTTTATGGCTTTATTCGAGTGTCCGAAACTAGTCGGGTCGATTTTTGCGCCTGCTAAGGTTCAAAATCCCTATAGTCCGGCTCCAAAATGGAGGTATCGGAAAGGATACTTTACTAATAATACATGATTAAACTAAATAGTCAATACTATTAACCACCTATCACAACTCTATGATCTTCATTCCCGTATAGTTGAGACTGCATGGCTTCCACTTTTTTCCTGAATGATGGGTCTGTGGCCATCCTTCTATTACCGTATGCATCCTTTTCGAATGCCAATTTATTGACCTCTTCCTCAGAGATACCACCTGGAGCAGGGTTATCATTTGTATTGACTGGTGCATTACGTGACATTGCAACCAGCTTTTCAAGGGTCTGCACTGCTGCTGCACTTGTAGCCATATCTTGGAACCCTTCTACCATATCCTCCGGTAGATTAGACTGCGCCCATGAATTGAGGTTATCGAGTCTTGCCTGCCCACTATTGCCTAGGGCCTTAAGCTCATCCGATTTGAATGACTCCATGGCCTCAGTCTCTGCGACCTTGGACATAGCATAAAGCTCTATCATCTTATCAAAACCTTCCTGACCCATGTCAGAGTTCTTTGCAAACTCCATTGCCTCATTCATGAGAGGGTCTGTCTCATCAATTTCAATTCCACCCTCTTTAAGCTGCTCAGATAGGTTTATCTCGTATGCCTCTGGTGCTCCTGTAAAAGAACCAAAACGGCTTTCAAGCTCTGTGTATGCTTTGGCCTGCTCTGTGATATTAGCGTATTTGTCCTTGAGAAACTCTGGTTTGTCTCCCTGACCTGGAACACCCTCTGCATAATGCCATGATGCCTCCTGTTGAGTTTCCTGGCCTCCTACCATGTCGGCTACTGCCCCTGCGTCATCCTGTGCTGCTGCTTCTTCTGTCATTTTACTCTCCCCTTTCTACTCGGTTAACGGTTAGGATTATGCCCCTAATAAAGCGTTTCTGGCCCTCTCTAATGCCATCATCCTTACTATCCTCTCCACCTACTACTGTTGGAGTCATAATCAAGGCCTCTTTCCATGTATTGATTAGCTCTACCCCTTCGGGTGTCTGTGCAAATAACTTATGTATGAGATAATCGAGTCTGTTACTCTCTGCCTCGTTCTCGTTCTGCTGTCTCAATGCCTCTGCTGGGTCAAACCCTGACTGAAGATCATCATAAAAATTAGATTCCTCCTGTTTCATCCGCTCCCCCTCCTAGTCCCTGTTGTGCTGCTGCTGCGATCTGTTTGCCAAATGCGATTCTTTCTTCCTCTGACCTTATTAAATCGGCAGGTATACTTAGTTTCTCCTGCCAATACTTAGGCAAATCCTCTACCTTGACACTCCCTGCAACTACCTCTGGTGGTAAGGTAGATACATTCTGCCACCATACCTGTGAATTCTGGAAGTCTTCCATGTCCTCAGACTTACTCAGTGGTGAAGTCATCTTTAGGGTTAGCTCTTTGCCGTCTACCCTAACACCTCCCTTCAGCTTGCCTCTACTATTAAGGATATCTACTACAGCCTTGACTAATGGCTCTATAAGCTCTGTCTTTAACCTACCAAATGCAGCTCCTCTATTCTCAAGGGCTTGTTTCATGCGCAACATTTGTTCAGTAGCAGACTTTACAGGGTCGGTAACTTCTCCCAGTGGGTTTGCAAATAGAGATTCTTTGATGCTGTTCTGTAGATCCTCAAGGATAATCCCACCCAATCCAAGATCCCCAGCCCTATCCATAGCCTTAAGCGTTGGATTTGCACTTGCATTACTGGTTACTGGGATAATGGTTCCTGGGGCTATCCTGACAGTATGAGGGTTGAATACTCCATCATCTACACCAGTGTAGACCCCTGCCATCTGAATAGCTCCATTCTCAAGTATGAACTGTTTGACCTTGTTCACTGTCCTGATATCTGGCAAATTAGTAATAATAGGACCACGCCCAAAGACCTCCCCAGGTGTTACGTGCCATCTAAAGACAATCAAACGCCGTGACTCAAAGGACTGAGTGAATAATACAGAGTCTGACCCCTTATGTATTACGATCTGCCAATATAGTTGATCCTCTGGATTAAACAGCATGCCATTAAGGATTTTAACCTTACTGTAAGGATTCTTCTTGATCATCTCTTCAAGCTGTTGGGGTATGGTAGCCTCGGGCCATGTCACCTTGATATTCCTGGCCTCTACTTCTCTATTCCTCCAAACGTTCTTGATAGGTCCGTCTGCTGGATGCTCTGGGTTCAGCTCTGCAAGTGGTACGTTGCTGAATTTAAGAGCAGTCTCTTTTGCAAACTCTCCCTCTTCGACCAAGATTGCTCCGGTTCCTATACCAAGGTCTGACAGTCCGGGCGTAATCTCTGTTGAGAAATTAGAATGGTTAAGCTCTGAAAAGAATGTCTTTGTTGATTTCTCTGCGCTCTTATCAACCCTGTTCTTGTCTCCTTCTGGGACTTCGCTTCCCCCTTCAAGCTTCATCCATTCCATCCAGGAGGGAACAATAGACCCCTGAATTTTATTAGCGAAGGTTACAAGCCCAACCACGGCTGTACTATCAAATATATGCCTGTTCTTTCTCTGGCCTGGACTCCAAAACCTGAAGGTCTCCCTTTGAGGGGCTGCAAAGTCAAAAGCCTCCTGGTGTAAGGATCTCCACAGCTCCCATGTTTCTTTAGCCTTATCGGCCCTTTT